CAATCTCTTCTTTTCAGCAATTTTTTGTCTATCTTCTGGAGATAGAGATTTATGCCATTCTTGAAATTTTATATGTCGTTCTTCACTCCATTTTTGACCAGCATTTGATAATTGCTGCCCATATATGTCGATTAAGATTTAATGGATTTCTGAAATTATCTTTTATTAACAGGTTTTCAAAATCCCATGCTGAATCTTTATCGAAAAACTCAGCAATTATTATCCAATCAAACTTTTCAAACACAATTTTTTTAACTTGATTTGAAGAAGTAAAATAATAATTACCTAAATCCTCAGTTGATGGTTTTTTATTTGCATAACGATATCCAATATAAAATTCACCAGTTTCTCGATGAATTCCCTTATAAACATATGGCAAAGATTTTTCAGAACTATAGATAGTAGTAGACATGTTAGCCTCCAGAATAGGTTAAAGTGTTTAGAAGGATAATAGTGTTGACGCACTATTATCCTTTGTTATTTATAAGTCCTTTGAAATCAACTAATAAAAAACTGTCAGACTATTGGTGCTTATATCTCTCTTAATTTCTCTATCTTCTCTTTCTTTCATCTCTGTCTTTTTTCATCTCTGTTCACTTCGTTTTTCAACTGATATATGTCATATCAAGTTAAGCTCATCGTGTTCAACAGACATCACTCTGTTCATTCAGATCAGTATTCTAGAACAACATTCCAAGTGGTTCATCAGATGCATCTGCTGTTAGTTCACCTGATGAATAGTCAGATTCATTGTATTCGTACATTATACGTCTTGCTGAATCGTCAAACTTACTGATGTGTTTAAGAAGTCTAGTGATCAAGAGCAAAGCGGACACAGTATCATCTGTTGCTCCTGATTTAGCAGCATATGATCCACCTGAAGAGATAAAGTTTTTCAATTCAAAGATGTCTATTTCAGATTTAATTTCAATGCCATTTCTTATTTTTTCAACAAGATTTTTCAGATCTAAGCAAGCTAGTACTTTAGATCTATTGCTAGTATTCATTCCGTATCTGTTTGGAACATCATTTACGAGTTCACCATATTCTGGTTGTTTTTCGTCTGTTTCGTAAAGAGCACCAATTGCTTCACCAATTGAATTTCTTTCAAAAGTCCAGAATACTTCAGGTCTTCTACCTGCTAAAGGTTCTGAAAGTTTATTGACAATCCATTTTATTTTATCGTAAAGTTGTGGAATATTGATTTGATTATTTCTAAGTTCTGCCACTTGTTTTAGAGTTGGAAATTCATATACTTGAACTACGCTAAAATCTTGTCCTGTACCAGTCGCAATATCAGCAGCTACTAAATAAGCAACACCTGGTTTTCTTTCTTCCCAAAATTTAAAACCGTTATCTTCAAAATTTGGAATTATGTGTTTAAGTTCTATTAATCGTTGAGTATTAATCAATAATGCATCAGAAGACAAGAATTCACAATCAAGTTCTACTCTAACTTGAAGTTCTCCAAGTTTAACTAGCATTTCTTCGCGATAGCCAGAATCTGGTCCACGTTCTGGATGTTCTAAATAATGAGCGAATACATGCTTAAATCCATTAAGTCCAGCAACTGATTCACGCCATAATCTAGCAAATAGATCTGTATCTCCATTAGGAGTAGTTGACATAATCAATTTACCACCTGTTGATAGAGATGGAGCAATAGATGACCAAACTTTATCTTGAATTGTTGGTCGTACGAATGAAATCTCGTCAAACATCAGAATTGATGGTGAATTACCACGGCCTGTCTTATCGGTAGTAGCCATACTTTTAATAAGAGATCCATTGTCAAATTCTATAGATGTTCTATTATAAAACTTACAACCGGCTTTTAGCCAGAATGGCATCTCTTCATATGCAAATTTAATACGAGACATGATTTCTGTAGCATGGCCCATATCTTTAGATGCAATTACACAATATTGATCATCTTTGAATGTTGCCATCCAAAGAATATAAATTGCTGCAACCGTTGTTTTTCCAAGCTGTCTAGAACAAAGAATGAGAGTATCTTTATTGTTGTGAATCGCATCGATTAATCGTTCTTGATAATCGAATAATTCAAATGGGACTGTACCTTTAGTTGGGTGCTGAATTTTTACATATGTTTTTATGAAATAAATTGGATCATCTTGACATTTTTCTAATTCATCAAACATCCATGGTTCATATTCACTTGTTACATTTGCTTTCTTAATATAAGGATTTGCCATATAATTATAGTTTGTTATAGTTTGTTATAGTTCTGCATATTCGTCTAAGTCATTGTCATATAATTCTTTCTGACAAGCAATTATATTTTTCCCAGTAGCCATGTGCTTATTGATAATTTTAGTAGCTTGTTCCAATGGAGATCCTATAGTTCCACCACGAATAGTGTGCGATTTATCTTGATATTTCATTTTGAGAATACTTAAAAGAGGTCCTTTATAGCTGGTTCCTAAATAAATTTCATCAGCTCTGTCAATATGCTTATGGATATTGTGCAATGACAATTTTGGAAAATGTGTTAATGAGAATCTTCCACCGCCCATGATTCTCGGAATTCCTTCAAGCGAATCGATATTGATATCATGATTAGCTTCCAAAGCCGAATCTAAGCTATTAATTGGATTTTGACGAGATATTATTTCTGGAAAGTTTTTAAAAGATTTCAATTGATTTGGATCTTGTAAATAAATTGTAATGGCATTACATCTCCAAAATTTAATTGGTAGTTCTCCATTTTCATCTAACATGAAATGACAGATGTTAAGATGTTTCCCTTTATGGTCAATTCCATTTGGAGTTATTTCGTAAGTTCCAAATGCTTCTTTTGACCATCTCTCGTTTTTTAATTGTTGTCGCCATCCGCGAATGATATCATGAATGCGTTTGTTTTCTTCTGAAGTTGATTCAAATAGTTCTTTTATTTTCATAGTTCTGCATATTCGTCTAAGTCATTGTCAAACATTTCTTTCTGACAAGCAATGATATTATCTTTATGCACATTTATGATATCAATAGCTCTAGCTAATTCAGGTGAAGCATCAATAACTGAATTAAGAAAAATAATTTTTTCAGCTCCAGTTGCTTTCAATAATTTACACAAGTTTAATATTCCAGTTTTATTCATTTTAGCAACAACTGAATTACCTAAATATATTTTTTTAGAAATAGAAAAATTAGAAAACTGTTTCCACTCACGGCATAAATTCATATCACCAATACTATTTAATTGCAAAATTTCACAACTAACTTTACCACAATTTATTTCTTTTAATTCAGAACAAGAAATCCATAATGTACCTTCGACTTTAGGAGTTAAATGCTCAAGTGACAGTAGCTTTGAACACGTTATTGATAAATTGCCAGAACAAATATCTGGCACTCCCCATAAAGAAGTTAAAGTTGGAGATATTATTTGGAAATTCTTAGATCGTTTAAATTTCAATCTTAATACTTTTTTACGTTCTCCATTATCAGTAGCAAATTCAATAATATCCTTAGCATCAAAGATATCAGTTACCAAAGTAATTGATCCATCTTTGTTTATTTTGAAACCTTTAATTTTGCTAATACCATCATCTAACCAACGTTGAATCTGTTCTGATGTCCTAAGATGCCAAGGAGCAAAATATCCTTCATTACCTTCTAATAAGTATTGTTTGAAGTTATTTTTCACGAACCAGATCCTTTAAAGATTGTTAAACCTACAACTGAACTTGGAGTAAATTCCTTTACTACCCTAAATAATTCCGCAAATGAAGTTCCAGAACCTATCAAATCGTCTATGACTAGAACGTGTTGATTTTCTATTTCTAATATTGATTCATTTACGGCTTCCATAAACTTGTGCAAGTAATGATTATCACGTTTGAAACCAATATTTTTCAAAGTAATAATTGAACCTTTTCCATCAGCTTCATTTTGTTTAACATTTCTAATGATCTGTTTAATGATACTCATTCGTTTTTCTGGAGTTAATTTTTCAATGCCATAATAGTTTGGATCAATTAATTGTTGAGCCGTTTGTTCAATATTTTCGAGTTGTTTTTTAACGATAGCATCTTTAATTACTGTGATGTTATTTAGCTTAGCAGAAAGAGCTTCAATAAAATCTCCTAGAAATGGAGAACTTGAGGTTGGATAAACGATATAATTAATATTTAAATGTTTAATTATAGTCAAAGCATATTCAACAGAATCTTCAATAAACCAGTTATATTGTTTATCTTCCATATGATGAGTTTGACTTAAACCTTTAATAGCTGAAATAATTTCTTTAGATTCTTCATCTGATTTATAATTGTACAAACTATAAACTGTTTCCCCTTTAAGATCTTTATTAGCTTTAGTTAAAAAAGAATCTTTGGCTTTATGGAATGTTGAAATTAGTCCCTTAGAAGAAGCATAATTAGATTGTTTTCGTGTATAACTAATAGTACCCTTATGCAATTCAAGAGCTTCACAAATAAATGAGTTTAAGTATTGTTTAAAATTCTGCATAATCGTCCAAGTCATTATCGTAAAGTTCTTTCTGGCAAGCAATAGCATTTCTTTCTGGGCTTGATAAATGCTTATATACTATTGCTATTGCTTGTTTATCTTGTTCTGAATTTCCAGAAGCCGAACTAAGAGCTACGCATCCTTTAACTTTAAAAAAGCTTAATAGACCAAGTGGTTTCCCATTATGATTTGCAGTAATAGAAAAACTTCGGCCATAATCGAAATTCTTTTCGATACCTTTATATGTAGTAAATTCGTTTTTACCCATATGCACGGCATGAGCTTTTCTAGGAAATCCTTCACATGTTGTTAATTTATTAGTTTGTACATTAAAAATACTACATTCTTTCGGTGCACCTTCAAGTGGAGAAACAAGATCATTATTACCGCAGAAAAAATTCTCTGTTGCCAGTATTTCTGGTGCTCCTATTAAAGAGGTTAAACTATTACTACTACAATTAAAATCTTTTTTCACTAAAGCTGGTAGACCAAGACCTTCTAAAGTTGATAAATTAAGATTACTAACATCTGATCCCTTTCTAAGGCCAACCTCTTTTCGTTTAGCGAACCATTCATCATAGTTGTTTTCTATTATTCTAATAGCCTCTAACATCTGTTCTAACGATCCAGGTCCGCCGGAAGTAGCATAACCAGCTTTTGAATACATATTGGCGTATCCATTTTTAACTTTAATTTCTCCGCGGAAATTCATTATGAAATCTCTAGTTTCTTTATGAAGATGCGGTTTAGAAACAAAAACTAAGGTTCCATTTTTACGTTGTTGTCTAGTAGATACCAAATCAAACTTTTTTGAAAATTGTTTAAATTCTTGTGTTTGTTCTAATGCTTCTATATTAGCAGTTGAATCTACTGTTGCTTCAAATAATTCACTTATTTTCATTTTT